GGCCGTCGCTCCGGTGGCCTGATCATGCCGGTTCGCGCCCCTCGCGTCTGTGGCCTTTGCGGTGGCGTTCACCAGTCCGGTGAGCGTTGCGAAAAGGCCGTGGCGCGGGACGCGGAACGAAAGGCTCGGCACGACCGGAAGCGGCCGAACGCCCGCAAGCGTGGTTACGACCGCGAATGGGAAGCGCTCCGGGCCAATTTCCTGAGCGTATTCCCATCATGCCGCCGGTGCGGTCAGCCGGCCACCCTGGTCGATCACGTCATCCCAATTCGCAGAGCGCCGCACCGCCGGCTCGATCCTTCGAACCTCCAGGCTCTCTGCACTTCTTGTCACTCAGGCGCCAAGCAGCGCCAAGATCGGAGTAGTTGAAATGGCTAAGTCGTTCGCGGCTGCGGGCACCAAGATCTACATTGGCGGCGCGCCGCTCGCTTCCAGTGGTGTCGATCTGACGATCGGCGATTTTCCCTCCGCGGGAGAAGGCGCCATCACATGGACGGAGATCGGTGGCGTCACCAACGTAGGGTCCGTTGGCGACTCCGCGGAGGTGATCACGTCAAGTCCGCTTGGTCAGCAGCGTATCCGAAAGATGAAAGGTGTTCGCAATGCGGGCACCATGGAGTTGGTGGCGGACCTCGACTATGCCGACCCTGGACAGCTCGCGCTCATCGCGGCCGAGAAGACCCAGTATTCCTATCCTTTCAAAGTGACGTTTAACGACGCCCCGGCAGGTGGCACGCCTTCAGAACGCTATTTCGTAGCGATCGTGTTCTCCGCGACCGAAGCGATCGAAGAAGCGAGCAACACGATTCGGCTTCTAAGCACGCTGGAAGTCGACAGCAATATGGTTCGAGTGGCTGCGGCTGAGGACGATTGATCGTGGCTACCGTCCACGGCGTTGTTCCATCAGTCGCTCGTGAAGGCGACGAGCTTTCACCTCAGGTTGGTTTTGAATTCGCCGACGCTGTTCATCCTTACGCTTTTTGAGAAGAGCTAAGGCGGCTCGCTCCTTCGGTGACATGTCTTCGTAGCGCTTGTTCATGGACCTCTCCTGAGCTTCGTTTCAAGCGCTTACTTCAGCATGGTTGCTTTTTATAATGCCTATTGAAATCAGCGACTTAAAAGCCCAGTGCAACGTCACCGGTGACGCCGACAACGCGGTGCTGACGCGGCTGCTCGCGGCAGCGTCGGTGCATGTCGAGCGTCTTCTGGGCTTTGCCTTGGACGACGAGGAAGAGTTTCCCGACGGTACGCCCGCGGACCTGGAGCTGGCCGTGCTTCAGCTCGCGGCGCATTGGTACGAAAATCGCGAAGCCAGCCTTGTCGGTGTGGTTGCACAGCTTCTCCCGCTCGGCGTGCAAGAGATCGTTCGCGAGTATCGTCGCTATACGTTCGGGTGCACCCATGGCGAATGATGGCGGTGTCGCGCGTTTTCGGCGGCGTCTCGCTGCCATCCCGGTGGAGATTCAGAAGGCGGTTCAGCCGGCGCTGGTCAAGCAAGCGGAAGCCGTCGCGACCACAATGCGTCACCTGGCTCCCGAAAAAACCGGCGCGCTGAAGGGCTCGGTTGCCGTCACGGGGCCGGGCCAGCAGACGCCGGCCTATTCGCAGCCAGGCGGTTCGATGGTGGTCGCCCCGAACGCTGCCGCGGTGACTGTCGGCGACACCGACGTTCGATATCCCCACCTTGTCGAATACGGCACAGTGAACGCGCCGGCGCATCCGTTCTTCTGGCCTGCCGTTCGGCTTCACAACGCCAAGGCCAAACGCGCTATCAAAGCGGCCGTGAGCCGCGGGGTGAAGAAGAATTGGGGCAAGGGCTCATGACGGCCGATCTTGCCGTTCAGAAGGCCATCCGCGCCCGCCTGGTGGCAACCTCCGCAGTGACCACGCTGGTGCCTGCCGGTTCGATCCTCGATCGTAACGCGCGGCCGGCGCCCGATCCGTCGCTCATTCTCGGCGAGGGACAAACCCTCGAAGGCGATGACCTTCACCGCAAGAGCTTGCGCGTCGTTTTCGATCTGCACGCTTGGAAGAAGGAGCCGGGTCTGTCCGGTGCCCGCGCCATCGCCGGCGCGGTGCGGTCCGCGCTGCATGGCGAGCGCCTGACGCTCGATCCCGGCTTTCATTGCGCCGATTGTCGCGTCTCGGCCATGCGATTTTTGCGCGATCCCGACGGCGAAACCGCCCATGGTGTGATCACGGTCGAATCTCTGGTGCGGGAGGCTTGATGCGCACCGGCAAGCTCGACCGCGTTATTGCGGTCCAATCATTCTCCAACACGGTCGATGACTACGGAGCGCCCATCGAATCATGGGCGACCCTCGCGACCGTGCGGGCACAGATCATCCAGGCCAGCACCGAAGAGTACCAGCGCGCCTATGGAGAGGGTGGAAATACCGCAATCATCTTCCGCGTGCACTGGCTGGCCGGAGTTACGACCGACCATCGCGTTTTCTACGATGGCATGAACCTCAACATCCGAGAGGTGAAGGAGATCGGCCGGCGCCGCGGTCTCGAATTGCGCTGCGAGCAGGTGCGATGATGCGGGGGACAAAGCCGCAGCTCGTGGTCGATAACGGTGCAGTGAAGAAAGCGCCGCCTGCGCCGACATGGCTTTCAGCAGACGCCAAGCGCGAGTGGCGCCGTGTCCTGCCCATTCTTGTCGAGCGACGAATTCTTACCACGGCGGACTTGGGCAGCCTGGAAAACTATTGCGTCGCGATCGGTCAGGTACGGGAGATGGAGCGTGTTCTTCAGTCCGAGGGCCACACCTATACCACCGACAACGGCGCGATAAAGCGGCACCCGGCAACCGCCATTCAAGCCGATGCGATGACCCGTGCGCGTCTGCTGGCCGCGGAGCTTGGCCTTACGCCCGTGTCACGTTCGCGGCCGGCCATTCGGGATGACGACGATTCCGACGACCTGGTGAACTTCTGATGCTGCGTCCGGAATGGATCTTTGATGGCTCGGAAATTGCCGATCCTTTGGACTGCGGCGCACGCGCCGTGCAGTGGTTGCGCAAGCTCAATCATCCGAAGAATCCAGCGCGTGAGCACCCGTTCCAGCTTGATCCCTGGCAAGAGCGTATCGTGCGCCGGATATACGGCCCGCGGCATCCAAATGGCTCGCGCGTGGTTCGACGTGTCGTGCTGTTGCTGCCCCGCGGGAACCGGAAAACCTCACTTTGCGCCGGCCTGACCCTGGTGCACCTGATGGGACCGGAGAAGCAACCCGGCAATCTGATCGTCTCTGCCGCGGCGGCTCACGAACAAGCGCGTGAGCTTTATCAGGAAGCCGCGCTCGTGGTGGATCACACCGAGGGACTTCGCAAGCACCTGACCGTGCGCGATTACACCTCCAGCATCACGTTCGGCCGAGACCGCAGCCGCTACATCGCTGTGGCGTCGGACGGCAAGGTGCAGCACGGCAAGACGCCAAACGTCGTCATCGCCGACGAGCTGCACGCCTGGGAAGGCCGGGCCGGCCAACGACAGTGGGAGGCGTTGGATTCCGCCCTGGTGAAGGTTCCGGGCACGCTCATGATCGTGGCCACCACGGCCGGCCGGGGCCAGGAGAACCTGGCCTGGAAGACGGTCGAATACGCGATCAAGGTGCAGAAGGGCGAGATTGACGATCCCGCCACGCTGCCCGTGATCTTCATGGCCGATGAGGGCGACGATTGGCGCGACGAAGCCCTCTGGCACGCGCTCAACCCTGGCATGGCGCATGGCTACCCGGACCTGGAAAGCTATCGCGACAAGGCCCAGAAAGCCGTCAATTCGCCGTCGGACCGGGATTCGTTCCTTCAGTACAACCTGAACTGCTGGCTCGATTACAGCGTGTCGCCCTTCGTGGAGATGTCGGTCTATGACGAGGGCGCCGGGGAGGTGGACCTTGGCGATCTGGAGGCCGAACAGGCGCCGTGTTGGCTTGGCGTCGATCTGTCTAGCAACTCCGACCTGACTGCGGTTGTAGCTTGCTGGCGCCATGGTGACGACGGCTACCG